AATACAGGAATACATCATGGGAATTGAAAAATCTTTATACAGTATGCCCCAAGGCTTAGGCAATCTTGCCGCCCCTGATCTCGAAATAGAGATTGAGATGGAGCAAGAGGACGGTGAAGAGCCAACTATTGAGGTTGAAATCGGCAACCCTAAGTTTGAAAAGAATCTAGCGGAAGATATGGATGAAGGCGATTTACAGCTTTTGTCCGATGAGATTTTGGATTTAATTCAAGGTGACATCGATTCCCGCAAAGAATGGGAAAAGACTTACAAGGAAGGCTTGGAATTATTAGGTCTACAGATTGACGAAAGAACTGAGCCTTGGGATGGCGCTTGTGGCGTTTACCACCCCATCCTTGCTGAGTCGGTTGTAAGGTTTCAGTCAGAAACAATCCTTGAAACATTCCCTGCATCTGGCCCAGTTAAGACCAAAATATTGGGCAAGATTACCCCAGAGAAGGAACAGGCTGCGTCTCGTGTCCAAGATGACATGAACTACGAGCTAACTGAGGTAATGGTTGAGTACCGCAATGAACATGAGAAACTGCTTTGGTCATTACCAATTGTTGGCTCTGCGTTTAAAAAGGTTTACTTTGATCCTAGCCTAGACCGTCAGACAGCTATCTTTATTCCAGCCGAGGACATTATTGTCCCTTATGGCGCTAAAGACTTGTTCTCTGCCCCACGTATTACGCACAGAATGCGTAAGAATCCAAATGAATTAAAGAAGTTGCAAGTTTCTGGCTTCTATCGTGACATCGATGTGGACGAACCACCTAGAAATGTCACTGAAATCCAGAAGAAGAAAGACGAAGAGATGGGTGTCAACATCATTGATGATGACCGCTACCTCTTATATGAAGTACATATTGATTATGACCTGCCGGGTTATGAGGACGAGGACGGGATTGCCCTGCCTTATGTCATTACATTGGCTTCTACTGGCGAAGTTTTGTCTATCCGACGCAATTGGAATGAGGATGATGAGCTAAAAGAGAAGCGCATGCACTTTACGCACTATGTGTATGTACCCGGATTTGGTTTTTACGGCTTTGGACTGATCCATTTGGTTGGTGGTTTCGCAAAAAGTGCCACATCTATCCTTCGACAACTTGTTGACGCAGGTACTTTGTCTAACCTCCCCGGTGGTTTCAAGTCCAAAGACCTTCGGGTCAAGGGGGATGACACCCCGATTGCCCCTGGCGAGTGGCGTGATGTCGATGTAACTGGCTTAACGATCAAAGATTCGATCGTTCCTCTGCCTTACAAAGAGCCATCGGCTACGCTTTTCAACCTAATGAACACAATTGTGGAAGAAGGTAGAAAATTTGCGTCAGTGGCAGACCTGAAAGTCGGCGATATGTCCAACCAAGCACCGGTTGGCACGACTTTAGCGATTCTGGAGCGTACTTTAAAGGTCATGAGTGCGGTACAAGCCCGTGTTCATGCTGCAATGAAGCACGAATTCCAGTTAATTTCAGCAATTGTTCGTGATTACACCCCACATCAGTACGATTATGAGGTAGATGGGTCAAGAAAAGCCAAGCAAGCTGACTATGACACCACAGAAGTCATCCCAGTTTCGGACCCGAACGCATCTACGATGGCACAACGTGTGGTTCAGTACCAAGCCGCACTGCAATTAGCACAATCAGCACCGCAATTGTACGATTTACCGCAATTGCATAGACAAATGCTTGAAGTTCTGGGTATTAAAAACGTTGCAAAGCTAATTCCTATCGAAGAAGACCAGAAACCAAAAGACCCAGTGTCAGAAAACATGGCTCTTTTGACCGGAAAACCGATAAAAGCCTTCTTATATCAGGATCACGAAGCTCACATCATGGTGCATTTAAACGCCATGCAAGACCCGAAAATGCAGCAAATTATTGGTCAAAATCCACAAGCGCAAACTATGCAAGCGGCATTACAAGCCCACGTTGCAGAGCATGTGGCATTCCAATACCGCATCGAAATCGAAAAAATGCTGGGTGTACCTCTGCCTCCACCGGACGAGCCACTACCAGAGGATATCGAAGTCGAGCTATCGAGGGTCATTGCTCAGGCATCAGCGAAGCTGCTACAGAAAGATCAGGCAGAAGCACAACAACAACAGGCACAACAAGCTCAACAAGACCCTGTTGTCCAAATGCAACAGCAAGAATTGGCTATCAAGCAGGGCGAACTGCAACGCAAGATTGCCAAAGACCAAGCAGATGCTCAGTTGAAAGAACAAGATATTTCTCTCAAAGACAGCCGAGAGAGAGATCGTATAAGAGCTATGGAAGAAATAGCCGGTGTACAAGTAGGCGCAAAGATTGCATCAGACAAGGCAAACATTGCGCTAAAAGGCGAAACCGAAGGACTGAGAATAGGAGCGCAAATTGGGGCTACAAGAATACCTAAAGAAGGAGCTTGAAAAAGTTCAGACAGGGTTGAAAGAGCGGTTGGCTTTCAGCCCTTTTGAAGACTATGCCCTCTACCGTGAGGCAGTGGGTGAAATTCGTGGAATACAACGAGCAATAAGACTAATAGAGGACTTACCAGATGAGTGATTTACAACTACCTGAACCGAAGGGTTACCGTATCTTAATTGCCATTCCTAAGAAAGAAGAGACTTTCAAAGGTTCGTCAATTCTGATTGCGGAAACGGAGAGAAAAAAGGAAGAAACAGCGTCCATCGTGGGACTCGTGGTCAAGCTAGGCGCTCAAGCCTACGATGATCCAGAGAAATTCCCAGAAGGACCTTGGTGTAAAGAAGGCGATTTCATCATTATGAAGTCGTATTCTGGAACGAGATTCAAAGTCACCACAGATGACGGTGACCAAGAGTTTCGCCTCATAAACGACGACACTGTTGAAGCTGTCGTTGCCGATCCACGGGTAGTTTCCCGCATTTAAGGAGGACTTATGTCCGAAGAGCAACAGTTAGAAATTGAGATGGAAGAAGATACGCCGGAGATTGAAGTCATTGACGACACTCCAGAACCGGATCGTGGCAAAACCCCAAAGGGTGAAGTTGAGGTTACTGATGACGAGATTTCCCAGTATGGAGAGAACGTCCAAAAGCGTATTAAAGATTTGCGTCGTGCTTATCATGATGAGCGGCGTGAAAAAGAAAGTTTCATGCGTGAGCAGCAGGAAGCTATTAAATACGCTAAACAGATAGCCGAACAAAACAGAATTCTCCAAGAGCGACTTTCTCAAGGCGAACGTCAACTGGTTGAAACCACTAAGCAAAAGGCAGATGCGGAATTAGCCCAGACTGAGCGTGAGTACAAAGAGGCTTATGAGGCAGGTGATTCCGACAAGCTCATAGCCGCTCAAAGACGTATGTCAGAGATTGTGGTTCGTAAACGTGAGGTTGAAAATTATCAACCTCAATATCAAGAAAATACTTTACAAGAACGCAATATTCCTGTAGAACGTGAGATACCGCAAATCGTACCTGACGATCGCACCCGTCAGTGGGTTACAAAGAACCAATGGTTCGAAAACGATCCGGTCATGAGAGGTGCTGCCTTTGGTATCCACGACGAACTCGTCAGGTCTGGATATGTCGCAGGATCAGACGCATACTTCGGGCAAGTTGACGCTCGCATTCGGGAACATTTTCCGCACAAATTTCAGGCATCTAAGCCTGCCGCAAACGTTGTCGCTCCTGCTACTAGGGCAACGTCCGGGACACGTAAAATCACCCTGACCAAGACTCAAGTCGCTATTGCAAAACGACTTGGAGTACCCCTAGAAAAATACGCTGAACAAGTCGCAAAGGAGAATGGCAATGTCTAATCGTACACCTCGTGAGCAAGCAACACGTGTAAACGTAGAGCGTAAAAAGGCGTGGTCTCCACCCTCTTTACTGCCAAGGGTTAAAGAAGACCCTAATTATGGTTATCGTTGGCTCCGTAAGACGTTGGGCGGCAAGCAAGATGATCAAAATATGATTGCAAAACAGGAAGAAGGATGGGAGCTTGTAGAACGGGCAGAACATCCAGAACTCCAAACCTCCGGCAGAACCTCTGGGACTGTGGAGACAGGTGGATTGGTACTCGCCAAAATGCCGAGAGAATTTGTGGATCAGCGTAATGATTATTATCGCAACTTCACAGAAGCTCAGACAGCAGCGGTGGATTCTAATCTTATGAAAGAAAACGATCCTCGAATGCCTCTGTTTAGTGACCGCAAGTCTACGACAACAAGAGGAACAAGGGGTTAAGGAGCATAAATGGCTTATCCTACTGTATCAGCCCTCTACGGGTACAAGCCAGTAAATCTCATTGGTGGTCAACCTTATGCTGGATCGACACGCAGTCTGCCGATTCAATATAACTACGCCACTCCGATTTACTTTGGCGATTTAGTAAACTTAACATCTGGCTACGTTAATCTGATTACGTATCCAGCTAACACTACCGCTAATCACTTAACGGTTGGTGTGTTCATGGGTTGTTATTACACAAACCCAACAACCAAACAGCGTCAATATTCTCAGTATTATCCAGGCAGCGTAACCGCTGGCGATATCACTGCGATTATTGCTGATGATCCCGATATCGTAATTCAGTGTGCTGTTGCTACTGGCGCAGCTACTGGTGTTGTGGGTTCGGCTTCTTCGTTGTTAGTTGGTTCCAACATGGTTGGCACAACCACAACCGGTTCTGCTTCTACTGGTAACGGTACAGGCGGCGTTGTTTCAGCAATTGCTGCTGGCGCATCTACTGCTGGTTTCCGTGTTCTGAGCTTAGTCCCAGATACTCAAATTAGCACATCAGCAACTTATGTTTCTGGCACAGGCACAACCACTTTAAGACTTTCTGGTCTGACAATTGGTCAAGTTATCCCTACCGGTACAGACATATTTAACGTAGTTAACGGTCAATTACAGTTCACTGGCTCTATCGTCAATGGCTCAGTAACCGTTTCTTCTACAACAGCGCAAGACCTCACCGTTACGGCTTCTACTGCCACAATCAGTACAGCTAACCCGGTAGCATTAGTTCAGACACCAGAGGTTCTTGTTAAGATTAACTTCGGTGTACATAACTACAACGTAGCATAAGGAGCTTAAATCATGGCTATTTCAAGAGCGCAATTACTGAAAGAGCTGCTCCCCGGACTGAACGCATTGTTCGGTTTGGAGTATGCTCGTTATGGCGAAGAACACAAAGAAATCTACGAAACAGAGACTTCAGAGCGTTCCTTCGAAGAAGAAACCAAGCTGTCAGGCTTCTCAGCAGCACCTGTCAAAAACGAAGGCTCCGCTATTCGTTACGACAATGCTCAAGAAGCATGGACTGCTCGCTACAACCACGAAACAATCGCTTTGGGCTTCAGCTTAACTGAAGAGGCTATCGAAGATAACTTGTATGACTCGTTATCTGCTCGTTACACCAAAGCACTGGCTCGTGCTATGTCTTATACCAAGCAGGTTAAGGCGGCTAACGTTATTAACAACGGCTTCTCATCGGCTTATACCGGTGGTGATGGCGTATCGTTATTTAACTCCGCTCACCCATTGGTAAGTGGCGCAACCAACAGCAACACACCAGCAACCGCTGCTGACTTGAATGAGACTTCCTTGGAAGCCGCAGTTATTCAAATCGCTGCATGGACTGATGAACGTGGCCTGTTGATCGCTGCTAAACCTAAGAAGCTGATCATTCCACCTGCTCTTCAATTCGTTGCTACTCGTCTGTTAGAGACCAGCCTGCGTGTTGGCACTACCGACAACGACATCAACGCAATTAAGAACAATGGTTCGATCCCAGAAGGTTACGCAATTAACCACTTCTTGACCGACTCAAACGGCTGGTACTTAACCACTGACGTTCCAAACGGCATGAAGCACTTTGTGCGTACCCCTCTGTCCAACTCAATGGACGGCGACTTCGACACTGGTAACGTTCGTTACAAGTCTCGTGAGCGTTATTCGTTCGGTTGGTCTGATCCGCTCGGCATGTACGGTTCGCCTGGCGCATCAAGCTAATGTAGTAAAAGGGGGAGGTTTAAACGCCTTCCCCTTTGTTGTTTCCGGGATTCCGGTATGCCAAATAGCCCCGGCTAGTAACATGCAAATTGGCTTACTTAACTCGCATGTGAGGAAAATTTATCATGGGTTTCGCTACACACCTTGGTCCTTGGTTATTAGGCACCGTTAAAAACACTACTGGCACCACTTCTGGTACCGTTCGCAATTTAGGCGCAACTGTTGTTGCCCAAACGTATCCTCTTACTTATTCTACTTTTGCTAGTACAACTGGCACTTTGGGTGCAATCCCTGCTGGTTCTTTGATTACTGGTGTAACGTATATTGTATCTACTGACTTTACTGGCGCTACTACATTAAAGATCACGATCGGTGGTGTTGATGTAGCTACAGCAGCTAGTATTTCTACAGCAGCCGTGACTCCAGTTACTTTAGCTACGACGTTTGCTTCTACTGCTGCCAACGTAGGTTCAAGTGATGCACTGGTTACCTATACTTCTACAGGCACCCCAACAACTGGCGCTATTACTGTTGTAGTTAGTTATGTTGTGCGTAATTCAAACGGCGCTGCTAACCCTACTGGCTCACAAAACTAATTAGGGAGGCATCATGTCGATGCAAACAGACGTTAAGTCGATTAGTACGTATGGTTCTGGCTCAAGAACTATCTATTCAGGTAGAACTCGTATTCGAGCTATAACCATTTCGTACAATGCCAGTGGCGTAACAACTCTTCGCACAGGTGGTGAAACAGGAGTTTCAATATTTGAATTCCAAGCCCCAGGCGTTGCTGGCTCCGTTCATGTTTTGATTCCAGGAGAAGGTCTCTTGGGAGAAAACATACATGCAACTGTTAACCAATGTAACTGCACATACTTCTATGGCTAAGACTCCGGCGTGGCAGAGGAAAGAAGGAAAGAATCCCAATGGCGGTTTAAACGCCAAAGGGAGGGCTTCTGCGAAAAAGCAAGGCATGAATTTGAAACCTCCCCAGCCGGAAGGCGGCTCAAGGAAAAAGTCGTTTTGCGCCCGTATGTCAGGGATGAAAAAGAAACTTACATCGGCGAAAACAGCAAATGATCCAAATAGTCGTATCAATAAATCACTGAGAGCTTGGAAGTGTTAAGTATGGAACTAACAATTGCTTGGACAGGTGGACTAACATTGTTCACCGGGTTATTTGCTTACATTGCTCACGAGAAGTTCTCTGAACTGGCTCGTATAACTATATTGCTGAACAAAACCCGTGAGGAGATTGCTCGTGATAACGTTACTAATGCAGAAGTTGAGCGTATTACAGACCACATTGATCAACGCTTTGACAAACTTGAAATGCGTATTGATCAACTTATTTCCCAAAAGGGGTAAAAAATGAAGCGCAAAGTTAAGAAATATGACGTTGGCGGAATGACTGACGAAGAAGGTAAACAAGGCATCTTTGGTGGTCCTAAGTCTTCTATGCAAGACGAAGACACAAGATTCAAGGCACAGGCATCTAATCGCAGGTCTGGCTTACCTTCTGCAAAAGAAAGCACTGGTACAAGTTATGGCCCCGGTAGCGACTCTCCAGCAATTTCTATTTCTAAAGAAAAAACTACCGTTACCAGAAAAAAACTCCCAAGCAATCCAAGTGCTAAAGAGTTTACTGGCGAGGTAGTGAAAGCTAAAGATTTAGGCAGTCAAAGTTTCGCCGCTCCCGCGGCAAAGAAAGAGTCTTCTTATGGTGTGCCAGCAGCATTGGCAGCGATGTCAGCAGGCTTGGGCGCAGCAGCATCAAACATGAAGGGCATGTTTAAACGTTCTGGCACAGGCTCTCATGAAATTACTCCACGTAGAGGTGTTCTTTCTCTTGATCCAAGTAACGCAGATGAATCTCGTTTTGCTGATGAAGGCAATCCAAACTACAAACGTGGTGGTAAAGTGAAAAAAATGGCATCTGGCGGCAAAGCTAAATCAGCTTCAGCTCGTGCAGATGGTTGTGCAATTCGTGGAAAGACGAGGGCTTAATTATGGCTAAAGTAAAGAAAATGGCATTTGGCGGTATGGGCAGCATGTTTGCTCCTAAGCCTCCTACGGGTCCATCAAGAGGCGCACTTGGGGGTAATCAACCACCTGCTGGCGCTAATTTGATGCAGAAGTATAACGGTCCAACTCAAGGACTTGGTAGTATTGCGCAAAGTCCTTTAGCCGCTTTGGCTAATAAGGAAGCAAGCCGTACTGGCACTGCTGCTGCTGGCTCTCCTGCTGGAGGTGTTCCAGATTATGCTAAACCTTATATGGCTCAAGGCAGTCAACTCCCAAACTATGCTAAACCTTATATGGCGCAAGCTGGTCAACCTTCTAATGTGCCAGACTACGCTAAAGCCTTTATGCCTAAAACTGGTCAACCTACTGGCCTTCCTTCCGCTTCTGCTCCAGCTTTACAAGGTCTTGGCGGTTTAGGCGCTGGTATGAAAAAAGGTGGCAAAGTTAAAGCTAAAGCATATGCTAAAGGTGGTACAGTTTCTTCAGCTTCTAAGCGTGGCGATGGTATTGCTCAACGTGGCAAAACTAAAGGCAGGATGGTGTAATGCCTAGCGTATCTAAAAAGCAGCATAACTTAATGGCTGCTGTAGCAAACAACCCAGCCTTTGCTAAAAAGGTTGGGATTAAGCAATCTGTTGGTAAGGAATTTACTGCCGCAGACAAAGGTAAAACTTTTAAAAGGAGCGGCGGTATGGCTAATACATCACGTATGAATCGACTTGAAGAACTAGGTCGTGTAGATTCAGAAAAGGCAAAGACTGCTAAAGGCAAATCAAATCTTGCTGCTGAAAAGAAACGCATCGTTGGTGAGATGAAGTACGCTAAAGGCGGTATGACTGAGTCTAAGGGAATGGTAAAGAAAGAAGTGTCTTTTATGAAAGCTAAAGGCGCTCCTAAATCTATGATCAAACATGAAGAGGGCGAAATGAAAGCCATGAAAAAAGGTGGCATGACCGCTTCTAAGATGGGCGCAGTACGTACCGCAGCCCCTAGCCGTGACGGTGTTGCTGTTAAAGGCAAGACTAAAGGTCGTAACCTAGGCAATTCAGGTAAGAATCTTGGTATTCAAAGAGGCGCAAGCCGAGGCAGATAATTATGATGCCATGTCGTGGTATGGGTGCTGTTCGTTCTTCTAAAATGCCCGGCGGGACAAAAAAGCCTCGTCGGGATAACACCGATTTTACTCAGTATAAAAACGGTGGCGAAGTGTGGGACAAAGCAAACCCAGCAAAGAAGCACAAGAAACTAAGCCCAGCAAAGAAAGCTGCTGCTAAGGCAGCGGCTAAAGCTGCTGGTAGACCATACCCTAACCTCATTGATAACATGAGAATGGCGAGGAAGTAATGACTACTTCAGGCACAGCCAGTTTTAACCTTGACCTTAACAATATAATTGAAGAGGCGTTTGAGCGTTGCGGTAAAGAGCTGCGCACTGGCTATGACTTGCGTACAGCAACTCGCAGTTTAAACATCCTGACGGTTGAATGGTCAAATCGTGGTGTTAACCTTTGGACTATTGAGCAAGGCTCTATTCCGATGGTAGCCAATCAATATGTATATGACTTGCCTGTAGATACAATTGATCTACTAGAGCATGTCACACGAACTGGGACGGGTCAGAACCAACAAGACCTGACGATTACTAGAATCAGTGTATCGACCTATGCGACTATTCCGAACAAGAATGCGACAGGCCGCCCCATACAAGTTTGGGTTGATAGGCAGTCTGGTGCGACTTATCCTATTGGCGGTCAACCGCAAGGCACAGACCCAACAACCGGCATTGACAACCCTAAGATTTATGTTTGGCCTGCGCCGGATCAAGGAACAGAGCAAGACCCATTTTATACATTCGTCTACTGGCGCATGCGACGCATTCAAGACGCAGGCACATCAGGCGAAAAGACAATGGACATACCATTTAGATTCTTAAACTGCATGATTGCAGGATTAGCTTATTACTTATCTTTAAAAATAGCTCCAGACAGAGTACCATTGCTAAAGGAACAATATGAAGAGCAATGGAAGTACGCATCTGAAGAAGACAGGGATAAAGCGGCTGTTCGTTTTGTTCCACGTAGATACTTTATAGACTAATGGGAAACAAGTTTGCATCAGGCAAAAATTCAATTGCAGAGTGCGATCGATGTGGATTTCGATTTAAACTCAAGCAACTGAAAGCCCTAATAATCAAGACAAAAAGGGTAAATATCCTTGTTTGTCCTGAGTGTTGGGAACCTGATCAACCTCAATTGCAATTAGGTATGTATCCTGTGGATGATCCGCAGGCGATTAGAAATCCTAGACCAGATAAAAGTTACTACCAATCTGGTATGTCTGGGCTTCAACTGGTTAACCAAACTGGTCCATTATTAGATGAGGACGGTTATCCTGGCGAAGGTAGCAGGATATTTCAGTGGGGCTGGTGGCCTA